ACTTGTTGTTTAATATCGGTCGAGACTGCGCCACGTCTTCAGTTTCTTTGGAGCAGTCGAACTATGTTCTCCTACTAATCTTTCTCTCCGTATTTTTCACGACCTCCTGGGTGTGGCTCATGCCTTTGCGGGGAGAAGATGGCTATGCCACCTCCAGATCCTTTTCTGGAGTTTGGCACAGACCAGAAACTCATCAACCTTTTACCAACAGACTTTTTCCCTGAAATACAAAAAATTGTGGATATTTTGGAAGCACAGTATGGGGACCAAATTGACTCGGCTGTGCATCATTCTGCTCATCATTCTGCTCTGCGTCAGTTGCTTAATTGCTACAAAGGAATAAGAGATTTTATGACCTGGCTTCTAACTGGAATTACTGACGCGCAATTAAGACAACAAGTCACTGATAGAATAAATGAATCAGAAGGAAACAGGATGCAAAAAGCTTTTTGGTTTCATTGGGCTTCACTAACCTTTGGAGATAAAACAGTTCAGGACTTTATTGTATCATTTGCTACTTGGCTTCAAACTCCTCCGGCGTATCGTCCACCGAATGCCCCAATCCTCTCTGTTATGGCTGGTGGACCAAATTATATCACAAGACGCACCAGGGGACGATCTCCCACTCCGTCTCGCAGACGCAGCAAATCCCCACGTCGATCCGGCTCTCGGGGTTCTAGAGGTAAATAGACTTTCCCTGCACAGTTTGGGCCACCTCAGGGGGTTATATGATAATCCTTCATTGACATTTAATCCAGAGTGGAGTATTCCACCCTTTCCTCATATTCATTTGCATGAAGATATTATCCAACGTATACCTAACAGGAAATGGTCTTTAATACTACCAGCCAGACTATATGCTCCTGGCGCAACATATTGGAAGGTGCATAAGGCCATCAAGCCTAAATACCCTCACTATATATTGGAACATGTTGTATTGACCACTGCATATCTATTGGAACTATATAATAAAGGCATCCTATACAAAAGACATTCAGATCATGTTTTGTCTTTCTGCGGGGAACCATATTCCTGGGAGAGAAAAATAATACTGAACAATTACACCACTAATGGGGGGAGCACAATCGGACCCTGTAGCGGACGCAGTGAACATTCTACTAGCAACGGAAAAGAACAAGACTCTTCCCTCCGCAGCAAGAATAGACATAGCAAACACCCCACAGGCAAAGCGACTGGCCGAGCTAGCCAGACAACATCAACAAAATTTGCAACCGCCCATTCAAGCACCTCCTCCACCAAAACCACCTCCCATCGCCATTCCTCCTTTGGCAACCGATGCAGCTCCGGGACCGGTGCTGACACGCCGAACCAACGACAGGAAGAAAACTCCAGTCTACCACGTCACCACGGCGCCTACGGCAGCAGCGACGGCAGCGACCCCAACGTCACCGCCACAGATGACAGGGTTTTTCTCAGGGTGGGAGCTCGGGTTCCCGCTCGTATTACAGGTGGTATTTTTCTTGTGGACAAAAATCCACGAAATAATCGGGAAGCTAGACTCGTGGTGGATTTTTCTCAGTTCTCCAGAGTGCCTCACAGGGTCAGGTGGCCTAGGTTTGCATCCCCAAATCTCACCACACTTGCCAACAAACTGCCAACCGGGTTGTCCTGGGTATCCCTGGACGTGTCTGCGGCGTTTTATCATATTCCTATGCATCCTGGCTCTGTTCGTCATACTCTCATTGGTATACCTGGATTGGATAGGCATGCTCTTTTGTTGTTGTTGCAACGGGTCAGATTGCACCAACTGTACGTGTTCTGGGAGCAACGGGAAGTGCTGCTGTGTATGCAAGGATTGTGCCAATTGCGACCAGTGTTCCTGGGCTTTCGTAAAGCACCTATGGGCATTGGCCTCAGCCCATTTCTCTTGGCTCAGTTCACTGGAATCATTGTCCAGCATCTCCGCTCACTCTTTCAAGGTGTCTGTTGTTTTGCTTATATGGATGATGTGGTGGTGGGGCATCACTCTGACTTCCATTTGGCAAGTGTCGTTCATGCTATTCACCACTTACTACTTTCTCTGGGGATCCACATAAACCCCGAGAAAACAAAGTGGTCAGGTACCCAGCTTTTCTTTCTTGGCTACAAAATTACCCATTCTGGCATTTTTCCATCAGACGACAAAGTGGAGAAGCTGGGTGGCCTTCTTGCCAAACTGCAGAGTGCTGTCCCCTACGACAATAAAATATTGCAGAGATTGACAGGACATTTGGCATTCTTTGCACCCTTCACTATGACTGGATATGCATTGCTGCAACCATTGTATCAGGCCATACAAAAAGGACAGGGTTGGCAAATGTCTGCAGCATACATAAAACTGTTACAACATTTTTTCTCAAAACTGGTTCCAGTGCGAGCACACGTGGTTGGATTCCCACAGGTGTTCTCAGATGCCACTCCTTCCACAGTGGCATTCGTGGATTACTGGACTCATGAGGTACATGCTATGCCATTGAAAACTTTACCCATTCATGTTACTGAACTCATTGCAGCAATATGGGCAGTTCAGAGAACTGGCTGCCACATTCTGGGAGTTGACAACACCATTGTGGTATCAAAGAAGATGACCAAGTATCCTTGGTTACTTGCATGCATTGCTAACATGGTACTGAGGGAAGTGTCAATGTTATATGTACCCAGCAAACTGAATCCAGCTGATTTGCCCTCCAGAGGTTTGCAAATGTTGTCAGCTTATCCTCACATCCACCCTTACAGGGTACAAGACAAGTCTCACATTTCATTGCATGTCCCTAGGGTTTATCAACCTGCTAAGAGCAACAGAGTGGTGTCATTTCGTTGAAATGCATTTTCTCATTTTTGGCACAATGCCAATTTGGCATGGTGCCAAAAAATTTTTACCATTTTGGATTTTGGCATGGTGCCAAGCCACTTGGCACAACGCCAACAGCATTTTTAAATAGATATATATCTCACGCACTTCTGGCTGCTTGCCAACACGCACGTTACCTGGCAAGGTGCCAACTTTACAAAAGTGTGTCTCGCGAGATCTCCTCTTTTTGGCACTCTGCCAACTCAAGTGGACTTGGCAGGGGGCCAATTTTTCGCTCGCTTCGCTCGCGGGAGCCGAAGGGGCGGGGCATAGAAGCGCGTGCACGAGTGTAACAACGCTCTATCACCATCAGGTGCCGCTGTATCTCAACTGAAAGTTTTTCTGTTAAATCTTTTTCAGCAGTTAGACAGTTAAAACATTACTAGGGCAGTATCCGCCCTCTTATATA